ACCGACCACTTCTTGCTCATGAGGATGTCATTGCGGTGCGAGAGGGATTTTCCGATCCCCCTGTGGTCGATGATGGATTTCACGGACTTTGGCAGGTAGTGAGGTTTCCACCTGCAGAGCGGCCATTCTTCGCGAGTCACGTGCATCAGCATATGATCATCATCCCATGGCATCATCCAGTGAGACAAATCACACGATTGCTCAGCAACGAAAGCGCGTTCGAGCAGCAACTGTTCTTCGTGGGGTACGCCAAAAATTCGGTGCATGTGTTCCCGTAAGTTGTTGGGGATTTTTGGGACACAGTGCAACCAATCTCTTTTTCCGGAAAAGATTTTCTCGGCCATGTCCTGCTGATGGTAAGCGAGCACCTTGTGTTGAAGGTATTTCGACACAAAGATGCCATTGGTTCGCTCACAAATGGCATGACAGACCGGCGCAACAATCGGGCACTCAGGGAAGGAGTGTAAGTAAGACATGGCTTTGGCCCGAAGGTACGCATCTTGACCGTTCCGCTTTACGTTTTCAAACTCTGTGGGCAGGCAGAAAAAGTTACGGATGAATTTCTTAGGGTCGTACAAAACGGAGCGGCAACCAACTGGGCAATTGATGCCGCAGAAAGACGCCATCCCGTAATTGGGCTGAACCTCAAGTTCCAAGTCTACTCCGAGTTCGTCAATGATGTTCTGGTCGACGGGAAACGCGGAACAAATTCCGTCGTCTCCTTCGATGAGACCGTTGAACCTCTTGAAGGCGTAATCGGCCCTTTCTTCTGGTGTACCTCCTGAGCTGTGAGACCAAAGGTAACTCATGAGTAGGAGGTTTAAGACGCCGTTGGACGACGAGGTCCACACAGCGCCAGACATCAGTGTCTGGGGGATGTGCACATCAGCAGCGGAGAACTTCGTGATGTTGTTACCACGTACCGCAGTGGCCAACAGCCGCCGATGATACCGGGGCAAGTTCAAACCGCGCATCATATGCATCATCCAGTAGAACACCAGCGCGGCATACTCACCCCTATGGTGTGATTCGAAACTTGAAAAGTCCGTCTCTACCACGGGGCCTTCAGCAAACCGCTCAAAGAGCATTTGTGGTCTCTCAGCAATGTCCATGTGTTTCACGAACCACTGCTGTCTGAAGGTTGCCTCATCAACTGCCTTGAAGAGCGGACCAAAGATCGTTTTGCTCTCGTCTGAATAGGAGTTGATTGCTCTTGGGTGTTTAGGTTTGGGGTAGCTCTCGTACTTTAGAAAAGATTTTGAGCGTAGGAGTTTTGACGAAACCACGAAACCGTTGTCTGCGAGCTCTTGCAAAAACCTAATTCTCGATCCAGGGTAATTCGAAGTGGCTAACCATTCTGGCACACTGGGTAGGTCTTCTCTCGACACTGGGGTGAAGTGTCGAATGAAGGCTTTGCCATACACCATAAAGTCATCCATCCGGGCAGGGTGGCGGGGTTTGCTGGCACGGCCGAAACGATGGACGGCCGCGGCAACTTGCCCTACCATGGATTGAGTGTTCGGTATGAGAGGCGCTAACGCCGGAGAACCGTCAACACGGCGGAAACCCCATCTGTGAAAGAAACCTTCTGCATGACGCTCTTTGTCGCGATGCGGGCGCAGGCGTACACACAGATCAGGATGAGGCTCGCTCGTGTCGACCTGGAACTCACCAGGCTCGAAGCCATACAGTCGGAAGTGGTCGTAACGACTGCGGCTTGACGGTTTAAAGCCCCTGGCGCGCGATTGACGCTGTTCGCTAACGTCAGCTTCGAGACAAATGTGTCGAGGGCGGCTGTGCTTTCAACTTCCGCGTCCGGAAAATTGATGTCTTTGCAACGTGCAACAGCTCGCTCGATCATCTCGAGTGTGCCAGAAGTCCATGTGTTCTTCCGGCCCAGGGCTTCGCGGATGACTGCAAGATTGCACAGTCCAACTCCGCTGCGACGGACTTCAGATCGGTAAAACCGGAAACCGTGTCTTTCGAAGTCATGGCGGCGCTGTTCAGGTAAGGAGGTGAACCATCT